TTGGTTGCTACTCTGGTGGTTGGCGTTACATGGCACAGTTACATCAAGTAAGGGAACTGTGCGTGCGGTCTAGTCGTCCTCTTGTTCTTGTGGAACGTCAACGACTTGCGGCAGTTCCACAGCTTTTACGAGGCCTAGTTTAATTGCCTCGTTTTTATTTTCTGGATTATCCAGAAATTCTATAAGTTGAGCTGGGTCGTTTTCGAACCTAGCTCTTAATGTAGCTGGCAAAGACATGAATTCGTCCTCAGCAGCGATTACTTGATTAAGGGCACTATGGTAGTCCATGATGCCACTAAAATCGCCGTAACGAGGCGATACGGCTTGTTCTGGCAACATGCCAGTTATATTAAATTGACGAAGGATATTATTAATATCACATTCGTCTTTGAAATGCTGCTGAGTCCGGGAAGCATCCTCACAATGCAACCCAGACTCATTTGACGCAGCATCTGTGTCATAGTTATATGGTGTTCTTAAAAAAGGAACTTTTTTCATTTTATCTTCCAAATTGATAAGGTTTGCCAATACTGCCAGACAGTGATGGCATTAATTTATGAAATATGTAATAAAAAGTAGGATACTTTTTTGCAATTTCTGCTTCTGGGGCACTTTTATCGTTTGCTTGTTGCAAACGTAGTAATTCAGCCCTCAGATTTTGATTATTTTGAGCAATATTCTTAATTTCTTCATAAGCCTTTGCAGCTTGAGCAGCTGAGGCACCAGCTTGTTGAATATATGCTTTTGCGAGTTCCTCGCTTGTTTTTGTTTCTTGAAAAGCCTTCGGCTGTTGTAGAGCCAATAATTTGGCTTGTTCATCAGCGACTTTTGCTTCCGCAACAGATTTAGCTGCATTTGCTGAATTTAATGTTACTTGAGATTCAGCTTGTTTAGCTTGTTCTGCTTGTAATAAGGCAGCTGATGAAACAGCCTTGCCTTTTTGATATCCTTCTACTGCATAACCTAAAGCATTTTGTACTGGAGCTTGAACTCCAGTTGGTGAAGTACCAGGGCCTTGAGAATATGCAAGCATTGGATTTAAACCTGATGCTTTTAAATCCTTAACTGTAGTTTGATATCTCGTAGCAAATTGTTCAGCACTAAATTGTTGAGCTGACTGGGCTCTATCCCAGGCAGCTTCATTAGTCTGATTAGTACCTACTAAATTACCAACAGCACTTACGATTGCATCTAACATATTAGAAGTGGTCAATTAAGCCAGGTACGCTGTACATAGGCATTGGTCTTGCTTTCTTTACATCAAAGAAAGAATCAAAGATAAACTGTTGTCCATTAGCACTAGCACCTACAGCAATTACACGGCTTACTGGTGGTGTATCTTTAATAAACGTATCGTTTAATGTTGGTAATGATGTAAATTTCTGGGCTAAATGCCAGCCATCAATAGTTCCAGATGCTGTTGATCTAAACAAACCAGAAATTCGTGATGGATAATATCGATACTCTGCCCATCGTTCTTGATATCCAAATACACCGTCATCTTGTGTAGTATCACCTGTTACATATATTTCCTCATTTAAAACAGCTTGTTCGCCTAATGTAGCAAAAGCTGGGAAATAGAAATCGTAACGAGTTGAACGATTCCACATACGTTGCAGACCTTGCTGATAAGTTAAATCTGCTCTAACACTTACTAAGCCGATAATAACGCCATGTTCAACGAACGATTGAGTAAAGCCATGATTGTGAGCAAGGGCAGTACCCATAGAACTAAGTGTACCCAGAGGGGTAGTCGTACCGCTTGCACTAGTTCCAGAGGTCTGCGCAATTGGACTGATGTTGATATTAGTTGTACCACCACCCAGATACTCAGGACGCTGTAAGCGAGCGTCAGGGCTGATGACACCAAAGTGAGAACGAATAATTTCAGTATATCGAGTTCCGCCACGTGCGTCCCTTTCAAGTAATTTTTGAATTTGAAATGATTGACGTAATTGATTGATAGTAGCTGCAGTAGCAGCTGATAAATCGGCATATAAGCCAGATACTCCGGAAGTTACAACTCCGAATGCTGTATTGCCTGTAACGGCTGCGCCTGAACTTGATGTACCAACGTTTACGTTATAGTTTCCTACGTTTGCTACAACAGCACCAGCTCCAGCGGAAAGACCGAAAGTTTGGTCGCCATCATTAAGTCCTAATGATTTTCCAGTTCCATAAACTGGTGCAGATGATCCTAATGGTAATGTTACGGCACTGCCTTTTTGTGGCCATGGTAAAGCTGATGTGAAATAATCTTTACGTTTGCCACGACGTAATAATGTATAATTTGCTACTGTATCAGGGCCATCGCCCTTATCTACTACTACTGAATCTTGTAAGTTTTCGTCCCGAAACCACTCATTGAAAATCAAATTGTAGGCCCTTGGCCAAAAGGCACAATGGCTAACTGTTGCAGCATTATTTACTTGTCCTACAGTAGGTAAACCCATGTAGTCCTGTAGCGAGCCGATTGCATATCCGCTCGCTGGTGACACCTGTTGGGGAACTACATAAGATATTGAGTCCCCTGGATTAGCTTGTTCTCCCATAAATTTTTGCCAATTATTCCAAATAAGTCTATTTGGGACAAAAAAGAAGAACGATTCTAAATGTAAGTTATCCATTACTGGGTATAGTGGCGTTGCCATTCGGGCAAACGCTGTCATATTTAAATTGAATGTGTCCCCTGGTAGAACTTCGTCTACATATACTGGGACTAGATAGCCTGCATCGAATGTAGTTTTATGTGTACTTTGGCAGTCAAATTTTGATCGCGGAATATCCGCTTTTGGAATCATTGTGAACTGATGTATGTCTACTGAACGATTACGATGCATTTTTTTTCCTTGGTAGTGTCCTCAGGAAGAGGGTGCGCCAGGGCGCTCCCTTCCTCGAGGTTAATTTTGTATTTTTACTTGTTTACCCAGACTAAGTAATTTAGGTTGTTCATACAGATTAAATTCTCCTGTATTGTCGTCAAACTCTCCAAATTCATACAAGTCGAAGTCGTCTGGATGATTATATAACTGGTTATCAGGAGCACTGCGGTTAATTTCATCTGAGAAACTCCTTATTGCTACACCAGTTGATGGTACAAACATTGGCCGTCCGTAAGCGTCGGCTGCTCGGTCTTTTACTGAACAAAGTGATAATTTCATGAGGATTCCTAAGTGAGGTTACGTTTTAGTTTTTGAAGTTTTGCTTGTTGGACTTTTTCTTTAACGATGAGCCTATCAAGCGTATTGTCTTCGCTATTTAGTTTACCGTTTATTTCACGCTTGTAAAGTATTTCATCGTATTCATAAGGGTTTTCCTTAGCATATTTTTTATCGTAGAACTTAGGTGGTTTCACTTTTTGACCTCTTATAATGACGTAATCATGAGGATATACGTCGGTTTGGTACTTTTGTAGCCAGGTAGTTCCTATTCCTGGCTTTAACGACATTTTGTTATATTCAGCTTGTTTTATGTTTCCTGACTCTTTGTCTGTATAATGTTTCCAGGCATCTTTGCCTGTTTGTTTTTTCATTATGTATCGTGCGACATATGCTGCAGATTCAAATGTAACGTCTCCCAAGCTTGTGAAGCCGATGGATTCAGATTTTCCAGACCCTCGATTAATATCTTGCCAATAACTTGCAAGCTCTTCGGATGTATAAATGATACTTCCAGCTTCTGTTTTTTTATAGAACTTTTTGTCTTTGAACGTGTGTCCGAATATACATGCGTGGTAATGAGGGCGTCCGAATTGTTCGCCATATTCACCAGCCATGTAATAACGTATGAGTTTAGGTGATAAGCCTTTCCGAAGTCTTTTAATGAAGCGCTGAAAATGGTCGTGATGTAAGGAGTTGTCATTTGGTAAGTGCTCGTTGTTATAAGTAAGTGTTATAAAACAATTTTCTTCATGCATTTGGGCTTCGTGCAAGCATCTCATAGCCCATTGACGTGATCTTTCTAACCTGCAGCCAATACATTGGCCGCAGGGTAATGATAGATTTTTGACGGTATTAAACCATCGTCTTTCTTGAAAAACGATTGAACCGTCTGCGCATTGATATGCGCTTATTGGATGATAACAAGGCAT